TAGTAAAGTTACTAAGTATTTAGAAGATATTCCATATGACAAGATACCATCAGATTTTAACGATTATACAAAATTTATTAATAAACCTTATAGTATTAATGAACAAAGAAAAAATGAAACAGATGCCACAGATACACTAAATGCTAGTTTGGCAGCTAATATGGCAAAAAGAGAATACGATGCATATAACTTTTCAATGGAAATAAAAGGCGACCCATACTGGATGGCAGGATCATTGCAATCTAATGTTGAAGGCGCCGACAGTCCAGACTATAGTTCAAGAGATGCATTAATATCATTATTACAATATAACCCTAACGCAGAAGACTTATTAGAGTTTCAAAGGAGAGGCCCAGTTGATTTAGTATCAAGTGGAATATATAAATTAACTAAAATTGAAAGTAGATTCCAAGGTGGTAAGTTTACACAGACACTATCAGGATTCAAAGATCCAACAACGAATACACTTTTAATATTACCACAACTAATAGAAATATCAGGAGCATAAAATGGCAGGCTATTTAAAACATGACGGAGTACACGTTAGAAGTAGAGTTAAGCAAGGTGACGATGAGGGAACTAACACCCTTAGTGGAATTTACATTGCCGAAGTAATAAACAACGAAGATAGTTTACACACAGGTAGAATTTCAGTAAAGATTTCAGACTTTGGCTCAAAAGATAATACTCGTATTTGTTTACTAGCAACACCGTTCGGTGGACATACAAAAATTAAAGACAGTGGAGACGACGAAACTAAAGAAGCACAATCACCTATAAGTTATGGAATGTGGCCACAGCCACCTGAAATTGGAACTAACGTAGTTGTTGCATATACTGGTAGCCAGGAACAAGGAATCGTTTTGGGCAGCCTCATAGCTAAAGATAGAAATTCTATGATGGGTGGCAATGCTAGTGGACAAGTTTATGCAGACGGAGAAAAAAGTTTAGGGAAAGCAGTTGAGAAAAATGCATACGATCAAAATGATGCTGATACTAAACCATTAGACGAATTTAGTCAAGCAGTTTTAAATCAACAAGGATTAAGTTTAGACTACGTAAGAGGACACAGTCAGAGTAGTGCTAGGCGTGAAAGTCCAAGCAAAGTATTTGGCATAACAACTCGAGGCGGACACACACTTTCATTAGATGATGGAGATGCTGAAGGCAACAGTCAAAATATTAGACTAAAAACAAAAGGTGGAGCTCAGATATTAATGGACGACACTAACGGATTTGTTTTTGTTACAACACAAACAGGTGATGCATGGGTTGAACTTGATCGTTCAGGACATGTAGATGTTTACAGTAAAGCAGGTATAAGTTTTCATACTGAAGGCGACTACAATGTACATGCTAAAGGTAGCATCAACATGCAATCAGAGCAAGGTGTTAATATTAAAAGCTCAGGAGCAGATGGAATTAAATTAGAAACAAGTGTAGGTAATATTGATGTATATAGTGCATTGGATATTAATATACAATCAGATGCCAACTACGGCTTGCTTGTAGCAGGTAATCAAATTATTAAAGGTACTAGAATAGATATGAATGGACCAGAACCAGCACCAGCTACAAAAACTACAATACAAAACCAAGGTGCTAACACAAGTGTCAAAGTATCAACGGCAAGTAGAGTTCCCGAGCATCATCCTTGGAAAGGTGTAGAAGCTACACAAGAATCATTTAAGTCAGGTAAAGGATATACAGCATAATGGTTGATTTTATTTTGCCAAATAGTATTAGTAGTCGTAACTTAATTGATTACACACTATTTCAAACATTAGATGCTAGTGCAGTTAATGATCAAAAACCATTGTCTGAATTGGAAGCTAGTTCAAAATTAATTAATCTAAAAATTAGATCAACAGGCTGGACAGGATATAAAAAAGTTGTTGACAAACAGACTGTAATCGGTTATGCTTATAGAGAAGACAGTCAATTAAATGGTATTGGTCTGACAGAAGACAATGCTTACAATTTATGGATAGAAGAATTCAAAGACAGAGAAAGAAGATTTAAAAATACATTTTTACTAAACACGTTATCACAAACACAATACGATGCAATGCTAAGTATGTATTTACAAACTAACACATTTAACGAAGTAGGTTCAAACATTAGAATGTTTGATTTAAGAGAGTATATCGATAACAGACAATGGGGTTACATTGCTACTGCTATGACTATATGTGGACAGAACAGACTAGACAGACAAGCTGATGCAAAAATATTAATGCTAGGCGATTATGGAACTAACAAAGATAGATCATTAATTAAGGAACAAGGCTTACAAGTATTATACAAAGAACATAGTGCCGGAACACTTGATCAGCTACAAACTGACCAAGCTGAATATGTTTACTATGCAGAAACAAAAAGGTTCTTACCTAATATGAACGAAAGCCGTAAAAGACTTTTAGCAAAACAGCTAAGTTAATCCCCCACCAAAATAATTTAAATACTACTATAACAAGGAAAATAACTTGAATCACGCCGTACTCTTACTTAACGCAGATGGAAACCCGTTATCTATATTTCCGTTGAGCACGATTAGTTGGCAGAACGCAGTCAAGGCATTGTGGGGTGACAAGGTACATGTTATTAAAAATTATGATAACCAATTCCTCCGGTCACCTACAGTAACTATTCCATTCCCAAGTATTGTTATGCTTAATACATATCACAGACAACCTACTAGAGCCAAGTTTACTAGACGTAATGTTTACATTAGAGATGACTATACGTGTCAATATTGTGGGAATAACTTTGCTTACAACGAACTTACACTAGATCATGTTATACCAAAGTCAGCAGGAGGAAGACTAACTTGGGTTAATACAGTTACAGCATGCGGTCCTTGCAATGTAAAGAAGAGCAATAACGCACACCCACTTCCCAAAAAGAAGCCAATTATTCCTACATGGCATCAAATCAACTATTCAAACAAGCGTCATTTCTTATCAATTCCCGATATAGCATGGCAAGATTATGTACAATGGCCAGAAGATAAGCTAATTTTGCAATCATAATCTACCTACTTAATTATTTGCATAAATAGTTGTATGAGCAATATAATTGGATACACAACAATAGACCAACCATACACAAGTAGCAATCTATCTGATATAGATTTAGCGAAGCGTGACCTGCTGAATCACTTTCATATCCGTAAAGGAGAGAAGTGGACAGACCCTGAATTTGGTTGTGACTTACCATTATACATATTTCAACCCTTAGATGACATCACAATGGATGCTATTAGAGAAGAAGTGTATAATGTAGTAAATTATGATCCAAGATTTACAGTTAACGATACTAATATTATTGTTAATCAAGATGCTCACTATGTTACTATCAATGTGAAGCTAACATATGTACCAACAACAACTGCAATAGATTTGCAGATCAAATTCGATAATGAATTTCAACAGGACGCAGAGTTTTAATTATGGCACAAAAAACTAGACAAACAAAATTATTTGCGGCAGAAGACTATACAGTTGTATACGAATCATATATCAATGCAAACTTTCAAGCATTTGATTATGATACTATGCGATCAGCTATGGTTGAGTATGTACGCAACACTTACCCAGAGAATTACAATGACTGGGTAGAATCAGCAGAATTTGTATCACTACTAGATGTAGTTGCACAATTTGGACATAACTTAGCATACAGAGTAGATTTAAATGCAAGAAACAATTTCTTAACAACATCCCAAAAACAAGAGTCAGTATATAAACTGGCAGAGTTTTTAGGGTATCAACCAAGACGTAATGTGCCAGCGTATGGTGAGATGAAAGTTATTGCAGTTAAAACAAATGAAGCAGTTATTGGTAGTGCCGGAACAAGTTTAGGTGGAACTGAAATTAAATATGAGATTACAAACAACTCTAGTAACTTAGATGATTTTATTACAGTATTAAATGCATCATTGCAAAACAGTAATAGATATGGAAGTCCTACTAAAAGTTCAGTAATTGATAATATCAAAACAGATTTCTATAATTTAAACAATACATCAAATCAAATTAAGTTTGATATTGAAGGTACTGCACTTGGTAAGACATCAACGTTTAATGTTATTAACAGTGAGTACGATAGTGTTAATAGAACGTTTACAGAAAAAATGCCAGACCCAGTAAGTTCATTTGGAGTTTATTTTAAAAATGACGGCAAAGGCATTAACAGTATCAATAGTGGATTCTTTGCAGGAGTTAAACAAGGATCATTAGGATACCAAGACTTTGTTATATCAGATCCAATTGACAACGCAGTACTTGATGTAACTGCAACAGACATTAACCAAAATGATGTGTGGGTGCAAAACATTAATGAAACTGGTAACGTTACTAAGCAATGGACAAAAGTTTCAGACGTAAACGGAAACGTAATTTATAACAACTTAGCTAACGGTGTTAGAGATGTATACAGTGTTAAGACTAGATCAAACAATCAAATTTCAATTGTGTTTCCAGATAGAGCATTTGGTAATATTCCAAAAGATACAATAAGAGTTTGGTATAGAACTAGTGCTAATAGTACATATGTTGTTAGACCAGATGACTTAACAAATAAAAAAGTACAAATAAATTATACAGGATTAGATGGAAACGTATACACACTTGTATTAACGCTACAACTAAAACAGCCAATTGCAAATGCAAGTTCAAATGAAACACTAGACAGCATTAGAGAAAACGCTCCTAGAAATTATGCTACACAAGATAGAATGATTACTGCAAGTGATTATAATACAATGCTTGGTGGTAGCAATGGCGGGCTTGTTAAAATTAAAAGTGTAAACAGAACATTTAGTGGACATAGTAGATATTCTAAATTTACAGATCCAACTGGTATGTATTCTGATTTACATTTACGTGGAAGCGATGCAGTAGTTTCAGAAAGTGAAAAGCTAGTTTCGTATTCAACATCAAGTTCAGATTCATCAACACAAATATTTGAAAAATATGTTAAAAATATTATTGACAATGATGAATTTGTAAATCTATATTACACAAGATACAAAGCAACATTTGAAGGACTAGCAACTTCAGCAGGATACACTACAAACAAATTTACATGGATTAGTCCTAGTATAACTGCTAGTGGTGCAAAAAATGGATACATCACAGATCCAAATAATGCAGGATTAATTCAACGTGTAGGTGAAACTTCAGATACTTATATGAAGTATATAACACCAGGAGCATTGATTAAATTTAAATCTATTGACGGCAAAGAATTATGGTCCAAGGTTGTAAGTATATCGATGAACGGATTAGGTATAGAAAACATTGGAGCACAAGCCGGTGCACCAACAGGTAAGCGTAAGGACGGTACAGGTGCAATTGTGTTGGATAGTATAATTCCAGGACAAAGCACTATTGAAGTAATTTATCCAGCATTGTCTAGAAGATTTATTTCTAGAGAACGAGATATTATTAAAACATTTTTAGATGCTAAAAGATCATTTAGTGTAAAGTATAATTATAAAAATAAAAGTTGGGATGTGTTAAGTGAAAACATTGGTAACATTAATGATGCATACCCAAATGCTTTTGCATTAGGAAGTGATAGTTGGGTTTTATATTTTGACTACACAGGATCATCGTTTGATATTTACTTAAGAACAATTAGATTTAATTTTACAAGCAGTACAGTTAGATTAGGAAACATACAAAACGAATATGATTTAAGTTCGTACACTAAAAAAGCTAAACGTGATCAGATAAAAATATTTGATGCAGTTAATAGTAGCATAGTAGAAACTGGAAAGTTTTTTGTATATGGATATGATCAAGCTAGTACTAACAATTACAGATTAGTATTAATAGATGGAAACGCAGATAGCAGACCAGATAATCCATTAGCATTTAATGAAGTGGTAGGAACTGGTAATACATCTAAATCAAATTTAAATTTTGAATGGCAACATGTAACAACAGATAATCAAGTAGTAGATCCTAGCTTTACAAATGTTATAGATGTGTTTGCATTAACATCAGCATACGACACTAGTTATAAGAATTGGTTAAATGGTACAGTTTCAAAGGAACCATCACCACCAACTAGTTATTCATTATCACAACAGTTTGGATCAGTTGAAGGCAAAAAAGCAATGAGTGATACTATTGTTTATAAGCCAGTTAAGTATAAACCAATATTTGGTACACATGCT